ACATACCAAAACCCAAGTCAATATCCACGTCAATCGTGTCACCATCGACAACTTTAACTACTGAGACATTATACTGATACATAGTTATATTTATATTTTAATGTTTTTAACCACTGGTATAATGATACTTCTCATCGATGAAGAGATATATTGTGTTCCATCTGTAAATTGTTTTTCGGGTATTATGTTATTGTTTTCTATTTTTCTATACGACAAGTCATAACCTTTTTGGAAGTATTGGATTAATTGATTGAACTCCCACTGTTGATGCCACATTGAGAACACTCCACCGTCTTTTAAACAAGTCTCCAATAACTTAGGTATAGATGAAACTCTCTCGTCTTTCCAAGTATCCAAATAGATTCCATCAAATTGTCCTATAGTATCTATACAATCTTGCCAACGACCATAAACACAATTACATCTATCTTCCCAACCATTATCTTTCATATACTGAATGACATCGGGATGGGATTCTATGATAGTATGTGAGGTTGGATTGGTTTCTTGTATATAAGAGTCTACGATTCCCATACCAAAACCTATGTTTAATATGTCTCCACCATTTGCAGTAACAACTTCTGATGCTACTTTCATAATAGGTTTCTCCCAACCCATCATAACAGTTTCACCCTTCTCATCTATTAGAACATCATCTTTATAAGACATTTTAACTGACGGAGTTTTAAAGAACTTTGAATCGTACATATTATTTATTTATCTCAATAAAAAAGAGGGAACATTAGTCCCCTCTCCTAGTTCTACATTTTTGTGGGAACTCTGAACAATAGAGCATCATAGCCTCCAGTAATACAACTGTCGGAATGACCTCCTCTACTTTTTTTCAGTTTTCTCTTCCTCTTGTAGTTCATCTGTCTGTCTATCAACTTCGTCTGCTACAGTGTTAACAACACCTGTTGCAGTATTAGCTGCTAAAGTTCCAACTGAGACTACATCATCTGCAACTGCGTTTACCAATGTTTGAGTTCCTTGAACTGCACCATCGACAACACCAGTTGTAAACTCTTTACCACCTTCAATAACTGCTCCAACTGAGGCACAAGAAGGAAGTAATATACCCACAAAAATAGCAATATATGCTATTTTCATTGTTTACTCCGTTATGGATTAATTTCATTAGACCTCCAACTGAGAATCTAACTCCTATGGTATTTAGTGTCAAACAAGTCCCAATCCATAGGATTTTGAGTTTTCTTGTATTGAGTGAATGTTTTATCGTAATCATATGCACAATACAATCCAAAACCACCCAATGAGGCTGCAAGAAGTATATAACCTATTGCAATTGGTATAATTGGGAACATATAAAACATTATCAGTGTATGTGCAGTCGATACACTATACACATAAAACTTTATACTAATCAGTAGGTGCCACATCTTTACCTAAAAGTAAATCTTTGAAGTCGTTTGAATGCCAATAACTGTCCAGTGTAATATCCACTACCAGTGCAATCAAAACGAATGTTAAAATTATTCCAAGATATAGATTAATAAATGCATTAATCTTCATCCAACGTATCATATGTTTCATAGTGTCTCCTAACCAAAAAAGGAATCTAAACTTGCAACTGGTTCTACATTCCAGTTAATTAAGTTCACAATGTTCTTTAGTGGTTCATTAAATGCTTTCTCGAACTGCATATCATAGTCAATAAATCTATGCAAGTCCAACTCTCTTGGTAGAGAACTTGAGAATGATATTACATTCTCATTGATTGGATTTGGTGTTGTAAGATATGAGAAACGAATCTTATCTGAGTTCTTAATCATTTCATATCTTAAGTCAAGATTTTTAGATTTTAGTAAGTGATTATGTAATAGTGAACCTCTGACATGAATCGGTGTTCCTTTCCCATAGATATGAGTCGGGTCTGCATACGTCACAAGGTTTTTGACACCTCTAGGAAATGCAACTTCCTCGGGTGGAAGGTTTCTAAATTCCTTTCGTGAAGTCTCTACGAACTCCCATAAGTCTTGTTCAGTTCCATTCATTACTACCTTTAAGGCTTCTGTTAGTTTGGTTCTGACCCATTGTGGTGTAGAGGACTTTGCAGTCTCAATACCCATCATTTTAAGTTTGGGTTCTGCAAGTCTGACACCTTCGTTATCGTGAACATTGAGAATGTATCGTTTCTTTGCAGTCCAAATACCTCTGTCTGCAATTACTTCACGACCCATTTGCATCTTCTGTTGGAATGCATTGGTATATTCTGCAAGGTCATCAAAACCACGTGCAAGAACTTGTTCAATCATACCTTCTGACTTGTTTAGGAAATCCACAATCTTGGTCTTGTCTGTTTCTTCGGGTAAGACTTTCTTAACCAGTTTATCCATAGTGATATAAACCGAATCAGTGTCCATTGCAATCACATAGTCTTCGTTATCTGTTCCAAGTGTTTTGTTTAGGAACTCGTTGATAGTTTTCTCTGACCACTTAATAATTAACTGACCACTGGTTGTGATTGACTCTGCAAGGTCAATAGAAAAGAATGCAAAGTATTGGTTTGCAAGAGCTCCATATGCAGAGTTAAGTGCAATCTTACGAACCTGTTGATTGTTGTATGCACGTTTGATAAGTGTATCAAGTTCTTTCTTACGTTTGGTTTCTTTACAGACTTCTCGTTCTTGTTGATACCCAATCATTTTCTTCTTCCACTCCTTTCTCTCGTCATAGAGTTTTTCCATAAGTTCGGGAAGAAATCCTTGTTTGTTTTTAGAATACATTACACCATTCGGACACACTGCATGACCTTGTTGGTGAACATATGATAAGTCACATTCTTTGTTTAACATTCTATCAATGGTTAAGTCTTGTCTGTTTCCCTTTATCATTTTCTCGGGTGAGATATTGTATTGCATGATGATATGTGGATACAGTGAATTCAAGTCGAATGACACTACCCAATCATGTCCACCGACTATTGGGTCTTTGACATATGCACCAATAATTTGGTGTGTCTTATCATTACCACTCTTTAATCTTTGGGGTGGTGTTTGTATGTTTTGGTCTTTGAGGTGATTGTAGATTATGGTTTCCCAATACTTCACCATTCCGAATGTGTCGTTATAATTACACTTTGCATTATAAGACATTGCAAGTGTTAGTTCCAATAGTCCTAGTTTGTCCTCTAGTTCTTCAACAAGGACAACGTCTTTGACATTGTATTCTAAGAACTTTGCATAGTCCTGTTTGTAAAGTGTATGTAGATTTCCATACTCTGAATAATCTAGTTTACCTGTTCCAAGTTCTACTTGTGCAATATTTTCTAGTTTGTATGATTCTTGATTTACGAATGTATGTTTACGATATATTTCAAGATAGTCTAAAACATTGATACCATATAGATTGAATATCATTTGTCTTTGACCATAAGTAGACATGAACTCTCTGACATCACATTGACCCCATGGTGAGAGTTTCTTATGTTCTCCCTCTCCTAGTATTCTATCAATACGATTACAGAGATAGGTAATATCAAAAGAGTTTACATTCCAACCTGTAATGATATCGAACCACTCTTGTCTCCAGTATTTAACAAACTGAGTCAAAAGGTCAATCTCATTTAAACAATTGTAATAGACTACGTCTGTTCTGTTGTGTTCCCAAGGCCCGATACCAAAAACATGTGTATCTTTACCAAGTGGTTTCATTGAAATTGCATTGACCTTTTCAGTTGCAAGAGTTGGTTCGGGGAATCCGTCTTCACACTCACACTCAATATCAAGTGTTGCAATCTTAATGTGTTTTAGATTCCAGTTTATCTCACCTTGAAATTTATCTGCAATATATGTATAGATATATCGGTCATATCCATGGATTTCAAATCCATGAGTTCCAGCATAGTTCTCTCGGAACTTTCTTGCACCACCCATAGAGTTTAGGTTCACTGCTTCTAGTGACCTTCCGTCTAATGATTTGAATGGTGTGTCTCCCTTCTTAGAAGGGATATAATGATTGGGTCTGTAAGATACGGATAGTTTTTGTTGTTTTCCGTTCTTGTATCCTTTGACAAGTATTTTGTCACGTGTTCTGCAAACGTTAGTATAGAAATCCATGTAGTTATTATACTACAGTAGGGTCTATTCTGTCAAGGTAGTAAGATTACTTTTTCCGTGTAAAATGTCGTAAGTGACATCATATTTTTCTTTTGCATTTGCAAGTTTCTCAATTTGAGTATCGAGTGCTTGTGCAATGTCGGGGTGTTCACCAATACCAGCTGGATTGTTTTTGTATACTTCAATGTTTGCCATTGCAATATCCATTTCACCTTGATACTGACTCATTAGTGCTTTTAATAGTGTTTCTCTTCCCATTATTTACTTCCTCTTACTTTATTACCTGTTGCAACTTTAAAGTTGGTTTCAAGTTGTGGTCTTGGTTCAAAAACTGTTTGAACTAAATCACTGTTTAATATGAACGTGTATTCTTTTGCAAAAGGAATCCATGGTGCAAGATTAACTTCATACTTTCCGTCTTCTGTATTTGTTAGACAAATTTGTGCATCTATGATTTTGTAATTTCCTAATATAGTTCTCTCAACGAATCCAATTAGAACTTCTCCAGTATCCAGTCTTATACATTTTACTTTAGACACTTCTTACCATCTCCTGTAGTTCAACACTTCGTCTTCCTACTTGTCCGAACCATTTAGAATCTTCCATTTCAACTGCAACCTTTTCCCAGTCACATGAAACAACACCTTTCCACATGTTATTAAACTTACTGAATCTTGTTCCACCTAAGTTGAATGTCATGTTGACTAAAACGTGTTGAATGTCTTCGGGTAGTGCATAGAAATCTTCTCCACCTTTTGATTCAAATACATGAATGGTTTCTTCTACGTGTTTATCAAAATCATATTCATAAACATCATCTACTCTTTCTTGTGAGACTGGTGTTCCAACTGGTAATCCATATTCATCATCACTGTCTTTAATTAAGTGACCAACTCCAAAAGTTAAGTATCCTAATGAGTCTTCGTAAATTTCGAGGACTTCACCCTCATGTCTTTTTATCTGTTCTTTCAATATCTCTTTGTTCATTCTCTTTCCTCGCTTGTTCTTCTATTAATTCAACCAATATGTCACCCATAAGGTTATTAAGTTCGGTATTATTTAGGAGTTCTTCAAAGTCATGATTGTCGGGAACTTTGATAAGATTCCTTTGAAAGTTTAAGTGTTTCTTACCTTCTACAAACTCTACTTTACCATATGTGTATATGAGTCCTTCCCACATTCCTTTAGTAAGTTGAATGCCTGACATGTTTAATTTGTTATTGTCAACAACACAATAAACACCTTCGTCAAATAATGGTGTATTACCCAAAGAAACTCTCCAATGAATTATGTTTATTAGGTAAGAATAAATCTTTATTTTCTTTTGAGAACCACCATACATTTTCCATGTATAACTTTTTCATAAAGTCTTGCATTGCAGTTCTATCTATTCCTTCTTTATCAGATACTTGATTACTATCATTTTCACCTTTGACCTCTGACCACTTCTCTAAGAATGCAGTAGAAGATTGAGGTCTTTGCATGATTCTCATTCCTATCTGACCTTTGAAATGTTCTCTTAATTCGTCTACTACTTCGTCACATGAAGGAAACATTTTACCTTTAATCTTTGGATTCATAATGTTAATCAATAAGTGTCCATTATCTGATAACACTTCAAATGATTTTTTAGAAACTGGTAAAAAGAAGTCGTCTCTCCATGATTCATATTCTGAGAACTTACTCCATGATTGGTCTTCTTCATGTTCTCCACCCTTATTGTATGTCTCTGTTGAGAAATATGGTGGTGAAGTAAATGCACAATCTATTGGTGGGAATTTTTCATAAGGAATATCCTCTGCACCACTTCTATAGATTACAACTCTCTTTTCACCAACTGACATAAACTTGTCTTTGGTTTCTGTAATCTTTGGTGCATGACCTGTAAGAATCTTTTCATATTCTATACACTGTTTCTTATATCTTTCAAAGGTGTTTGGGTTTGGGTCACAACCAATATACACTGTAGTTTTTTTACTTGCAAAGAATCCACATAGTCTATCTCCCCAACCACAACTTGTATCCAATACAGTTCTTGCATCAGTCATTTCATAGAAACACTTTGCAACCACTGGTTTGAATTGTGTTGCAATATAGGCTCCTAGTCTGAATGCCATTCTGTAAGTATCTTCTTTCAATGAACCACCAACAAGTTTTATAACTTCGTTTCCGTCTACGTCTTTTGACACTTCCTTTGTGATATCATTGACACCTCTCCATATTGCACCGAGAGGTGATTTTAATTCTTTTGCAGTTGATTCTCTAAATGCATTTATTGGTGCTCTATGTCCATATGAATCACAAGACAATCTTAAATCTTGCATAAAGTAATCACTTGCGTCATTAAATGTGGAAGGTGCATTGACCATTCCATGTCCCCATTCTGAATAGGGGTATTTGTAGTCGTCATATTTTTCTACGACTTCTTGTTCTAAATTTTCGTGTGGGTATATAAACTTCCAAACAGGATATTCTAAAAGTTTAATAAAAGTGTTTCTCATATCTTCATGAGAGATTTGTTTTAGAGGAAACTCGGGTCTTTCGGTTTCTATATATTCTGCAAGAACCTCACGGAAGTATTCTCTCCCATGTTCTTCAGTTAATGCATCAAAGAGACTACCATCAATAATAGGTAATCTCTTCTCATTTGCATTGTCTTTTAAGACTTGATAAAGTTTAGATGTTTGCAAGGACATTTTCGGGTGATGATATTTCATAAGGGTCTGAATCGATATTGTCACCGAATCCCTCTTCTGCAAAGATATTTTCAATAACATTGTCGTTTACAACAATTGCATATCTCCAAGACCTAATACCAAATCCTAGATTTGCTTTCTGCACACTTGCACCCATACCTTCTGTAAACTCTCCGTTTCCATCGGGTAATGGTCTAACATTTTGAATCCCCTGTCCATCGAACCATGCATTCATTACAAATGAATCATTTACTGACAAACAATATATCTCATCAATACCTTTTTCTTGGAATTGTGAAAACTGAGTTTCAAAGCCAGGTAATTGGAATGATGAACATGTTGGGGTGAATGCTCCAGGCAATGCAAAGATTATTACTCTCTTTCCAGCAAACTGTTCGTTTGTTTCTAAGTGTTTAAAATCTCCGTCTACTCTTATTGGTAGAATTACTTGGGGTATTCTATCTCCTACGTTTAACATTTTTTTTCTCCATAATATAAAAAGATACACCTATTATACAATATAACAGGTGTATCTGTAAGGGGGTTTTTAAGAAATTTTGATTTCTTGAGGTTTGTCTTCCTCAGGCACAATTCTCTCTAAACTGACAACCAAAATACCATTCTTCATATCTGCACCTTTAACGATTATATCGTCTGCAAGTGTGAATGACCTTTTGAATGAACGAGATGCAAGTCCTTGGTGGACATACTCTTTTGATTCAGTATCCTGTTCTCCCGTAATGATAAGTTTTTCCTTCTCTTTAGAGATAGAAACTTCTTTCTTATCAAATCCTGCTACTGCCATTTCAATTTGGAAATTTTCCTCATCGATTTTTACAATGTTGTAGGGTGGATAGTTAGAACTAGAATGTGTATCTGCACGTTCTAATAGTTGTAGAGTTCTGTCGAACCCGATTGCGAATGGGAATGATTTCCCGAAGACATCGTCATAGATAGTCATAGTTTTCTCCTTTATTTAAGCAAGTTAATATATGCAACCTCTAATGAGCATTGCAATGGTATTTATAACACCATACTACTATTATATGGGTTTTTTTTGAAATTTCAAGGGGTTTATTGAATTATTTTTACAACTTTATTAAGTCGCCCACTTTTCATTAGTTTATGAAATTTGTCTGCTTGGGTCTTTATAAACTCGGCAGACAATGATGCGTAATGTAGCATTGTTATCTCCTGTAATGTTGAAACTATCCGTCAACTGCACTTCGGTTTCCCTACTTGGTCTTTGTGACTTAATTGTTTCGTTTATGTGACAACTGTGTGTCACAATAGTATTTAGACAAA